TTCTTAGCCTGGGTAGATGAGGCAGAGGGTGTAAGTGATATAGCATGGCAGAAACTGATACCAACCGTACGTGAAAAGGACTCAGAGATATGGGTTACATGGAATCCAGAGTCTAAATATAGTGCTACACATGAGCGGTTTAGGACGAATACACCAGATAACGGCACAATTGCTGAGTTGAATTTTAGAGATAACCCTTGGTTTCCAGATGTACTGGAACAAGAACGACTAGAAGATAAGAGAAAAAGACCGGATGTCTATGAGCATGTCTGGGAAGGTGGGTTCTTGATCTTTACTGAGGGTAGTTACTATACAGAAGAAATGCGTAAAGCTAAGCATGAGGGCAGGATCTCCAAGGTACCTTATGAAAGGGCTAAGCAGGTTATTACTGCATGGGATCTAGGTATAGGTGACTCAACTGCCATTTGGTTTGCACAGTATGTAGGACAGGAAATACGTCTGATAGATTATTATGAAGGCTCAGGCGTAGGTTTAGACCACTATGCAAGGATGTTACAAGATAAAGGCTATGTATATGATAGGCATGTATTACCACATGACGTCAAAGTTCGTGAGTTAGGTACAGGTAAATCTAGGATCGAGACTTTAAGCTCCCTAGGCATCAACGACGTGGACATAGCGCCTAAATTAATGGTGGATGATGGCATCCAGGCAGTTAGGTCTATGTTAGAAAGATGTTGGTTCGATGAAAAAAAGTGCGAGCGAGGCATTGATTCTTTGATAAACTACCAACGTGAGTATGATGATAATGGACAAACCTGGCGTCAGAGACCCAAGCATGACTGGTCTTCACATGGTGCAGATGCTTTCCGTTATCTTGCTGTTGGTTATAATCCCATGATGAATTGGGGTGAGCCAATAAGACGAAAATTGAAAGGAGTAGCATAATGTTTCATGAAGGATTACTAAATCTACCGGGCGTCACTGCAACAGGGGGTGGTACTGGCTATGATCCGACAAAAGACCGTTGGGAGTTTAGATATGACAATGACGGGAATCAATACAACTCCCGAATAGGTATACCTATGTTCCCCGGTCATTCTAAAGATCCAGATAAGGTTATATCAATCTCTCAGTTGTTAGAGAACAGAGAAGATGAAAGACATCTCGAAGTCCTTAGGAAGTATCGGTTAAAAGAAATAGAAGCAAAGAGGCAAGAACAATTTGCTCCGGCAGATTTTAATGCAGATGAGTTTAGTCAGAGAGTAGCAGGCGTACCTACCCCATCTTGGTTAGGTAATGCTCCTGGAGCTATGAGTAGTGCAACTCGTGAAAGTATCTTCTCAGATACAGATCAATTTGGAAATCCACTATCAACAGATTCATTTGGTCAAACAAGCTATGACATAAATGCACAGCGACAAGGTATCCTTGATGAAGTGATGATGCAGAAATGGGATAAAGAAGATGCACCCGTAAAACCTGCAACTAAAGAAGTAGACGTTAGGAGTAACTATCCTAGTCATTTCACTCCTTGGCTGATAGAGCAATTAGAAGGTCAGCGTAAGAGAAAAGAGTTTTTCCAAAGTGCAAAGGATACAATCTCAGATACAGCAGGTGATCTATATCAAGGTGCTCAAACTTTAGGTTCGGATATCTATGATAAAGGTACAGGTGCTGCTAAAACATTAATGGATTTAGTTACCCCTGAAGAGGATAATCGTACGCATAGGCAGCAAATGATTGATAATCAGACTAACATCGTAGAGCCTGTGAAAAAGTTTATAACGGACTTACCTGAGCTTGCAGGCGACATATATAAAGGTACAGTCGCTCCATTAGTTACGGGTAAAGACTCTGCCTTCCAAAGGTTCTCAGATAACATCAAGGAGCCTTGGTCAACGGGAGGAGATAATCTAGATACTGCTAGAACTGCCTTAGGTAATATTCCAGGTCAACTGGGTGAAGCCTATGATGGGCTTACCGAACTAATGACTAATCCTGAAGCTAGACAAAATCTTAGTCGTACAATAGGAGACTTCACTTTAGGTTCGATGGAGAAATTAAATGATGGACCTTTATTTGATACAGAGCTAGGTAAGGAACAAGCACCTAAAAGGATTAAGACCGTCAATGATGCTCTTTCTAACGTAAAAGATATTATGACTAATCCTGATAAGCTTCGTGGTTACCTTAGTCAAAATCCACTAGATGTAGCAGCAGGTGGAGTTGCTACTAAAATAGGTGCACAGAAATTAGGAAAGACTTTAGGTCCTAAATTAGGTGATAAGATAGAACAACATCTTATGGATATAGGTGCTATTAAACAAATGGCTCCACCAAAAAGGATCAACCGTGGATCTATGCCTGAAGCAGAGTTTGAGGCAATGAAAGCAAAAGTACGTGAGAAATGGGCAGTAGGTAAGACCCGAGATGCTGCAGAGAACAGGCGTAGAGGCTCACAGGCTTCGATGGAGATCCGTGAAAGAGTCAAGAGATATGATCTTGAAGCTAAGAAGATTGACGAAGGTCTATTAGGTCAGACTCCGAAACAAACAAAGACTTTATATCACACTTCGGCTAAAGAATTAGATATTGGAAACAAAAAAGAACCTGCCTGGTTTGCACTAGAGGAAAAACACGCAACCGACGGCTGGGCTAAGAACTTAGAGTTTGAAGGTGAAAAGCCTCACGTCTATAAAACTGAATTCACAGGTAACTTAATTAAAAGGAATGATGCTCGGAAGTTGTTTGATAGAGAGGGTTTAGATTTTGACGACTATGAAGCTTTCCTGACTGAGAACCCAGGTTCAAAAGAAGTTTTGAGTATGAAAGGTACTCAACTTTTAAAGAAAGAAGGTTTCGACGGATTAGAGTACCTCGATTATGACCCTCGTGATTTCCAAAAGGATTTAAAAGCAGCAATCGTTTTTGAGCCAAAGAAAGTTATCGACTCATCCAACATTATCAAGCCACCAAAAGTAGGTTATCATAAGTCCACAGCTAAGTTTGATAAGATAGATCCTAGTAAGCAACAAATATCTAGTATGGGTACAGCTCATTATGTTGAAACTAATCCTGCTAAGAAAGACGATTTCCCAGGAATGTTCCTATACGAAGAAAATTTACCAGGTGATATTAAAATGAAAACTATCAACTGGGGTGATGGCGGACAAAGTACTTTCGTATTGAATGCACTTCAAAAGATACAAAAAGAAGTTAAGTTCGATTTAGGATTAGATAAAAACCCCGTTCTATCTTATACCAAATTAGTTAAGAATCTCGGATCGGAACAAAAAGCACAAGCTTTGTTAATCAAACATGGCATTAAAGGTAGCAGGTCGGATACTGTTTATGCTATCTATGACAGTAAGACAGTAGAGCTAACTAAAAGAAACGGTAAGCAGTTAAATAAAAAGCCACCCAAGTTTAAACAAGGCATTTTAGACTTCGATTAAATAATCTATTAACCTTAAATAATTAAGGTATAATAAAGTCATGGCTATAAATACGTTCACAACCTTAAAGACTGCAGTAGCAGACTTTCTTAATCGAGATGACCTAACTTCGGTCATTGAGAATTTCATTGTACTAGCAGAATCACAGACCAACAGGGATATTCGACATTGGAAGATGGAGAAGAGATCCAGTGGTGTACAATCTGCAGGTGATGAATATTCACAAGTCCCTGCAGATTGGATGGAGACTATAAGATTCCATGTAACCGATAATGGTACATCCCCTTTGGATCTAATTTCAAGAAAGGCAATGGAAGATAAACGTGCAGGAGCAGAAGATGTTACCGGCATACCCAGATATTATACACATGCAGACGGGCAATTCCAGTTCTACCCAACACCTTCTGCTACAACTAACACAGAGTTACTTTACTACGCTAAACCAGCAGCATTAAGTTCGAGTAACGCTGATAATTGGCTTTTACTAGAAGCACCAGATGTATACCTCTATGGGGTGTTATTACATTCTGCACCGTATCTAGGCGAAGATGAAAGAGTTGCGATATGGGCACAGATGTATTCTGCTGCAGTAACGCAATTAAATAAATCGTCTGAAGATGCTAGATATAGCGGATCAGGCTTAACACTTAAGATCAGAGGCTTAGGTTAGTCTCAATAGGAGAAAACAATGTCGTTTACAAACTTTTTAGAAACAGAAATACTAGACCACGTATTTGCAGGTGCGGCTTATACTGCTCCAACAACTAAATACTTGGCGTTATTCACAGCAGCACCAGGCGAGACAGGTGGTGGCACAGAAGTATCTACTTCGGGAACAGCATACGTTCGCAAAGCAGTAGCATTCACTACATCGGGAAACACTACATCAAATACCTCAGCCGTTGAATTTCCAACAGCAACAGCAACATTTGGTACGGTAACTCATGTAGGTGTATTTGATGCTTTAACATCAGGAAACTTGATGGCTTACGCTACTTTGTCTTCTTCTAAAGCAATTGATACAGGTGATGTATTCCGTGTACCTGCATCAGATTTAGATATTACCCTAGACTAAGGATAGAGCAAAATGGCTCTAGGTTCTTACGGTCAAGGTAACTATGGTGCTACTCAGTATGGTGTTGATAATTATGTAACACTAAGTAAATTTTCCTATGGTAAAAGTACCTATGGTTCACATTTATTTGGAGAAGGTCCGTTACCTGCATTAATAACTGCAACGGCTACAGTTAGTGCAGTAGCAGGTAGAACAGTATCGCCTTCAGCAAGTTTATCATCCACAAGCACATTTACTGCTCAGGGTGGATTTACGGCTAACGGAACAGCAACATCAACTGTGTCATCTACCATTACTTCAAGTGGTGTTAGATATAGAGAGGCAAGTGCCACCGTCAGTGTTAGTTCTTCAACAACAGTAACCCCTACTTGTACGTTCTCTGATAGTGTAAGCATAACTGCTACATCGAGTGTAAGTGCAAATGCTGAGAAGTTCTTTTTAGAGAGTTCTGATAAATTCTCTTATGGAACAGGCTTATACGGTTCAAATGAGTATGACCAAGCAGATTTACAGACTATAGTTTCTGCAACATCGGTAGCAACTACTTGTTCGGGTGAGAAGATTAATATGGGTAGTGCCATATCTAGTGCGAGTGCCTCTAATACAGCAATAGGCGAGAAGATAAATCTAGGCGTTGCCTCTATGACCTCTACTGCTGTTGGAACAGCATCAAGTGTGTTTGTTGCATCGGGCAGTGGAAGTATGACCTCCACATCAGGCACTACGATAGCCTCATTTATAAGAGAGCGTAATGCTTATGCTCTAGTCTCAGTAACATCAGGCACACTTGCTATCGCAAGAGAGAAGTGGGAAGAGATATCACCAACGGCAACTACTTGGACGGAGATAGCAGCATGAGTTTAATACCCTTACAATTACCACCAGGCATTCATAGAAACGGTACAGATTTTGAGTCTTCAAATAGATGGAGAGATGCTAGTCTAGTTAGATTCCACGATGGTTCATTACGTCCTGTGGGCGGTTGGACTACTAGAAAGGCATCAGCATTTGCCTCAGCACCTAGAGCAATGTTATCTTGGGCTGATAATTCATCAGGAACAAACCTAGTAGCAGGAGCGTACAACAAACTCTATTATGTTAATGCGTCAAGTACGGTGTCCGACATTACACCGTCAGGATTAACATCAGGAACATTGAGTGCGTCACAGAATTTAGGTTACGGTGGTGGTTACTATAACGCAGGTAATTATGGCAGAGCGCCAACAGGAACAGGTGTGTATCAAGAAGCAACAACATGGGCATTAGATACATGGGGTGAATACTTACTTGCTTGTTCGTCTAAAGATGGCAAGATATACGAGTGGCGATTAAACACATCAGTATTACCGACAGCATTAAATAACGCGCCAACAAGCAACGTTTCAATGTTAGTAACTGAAGAAAGATTTGTATTTGCATTAGGTGCAAGTGGCAATCCAAGAAAGGTCCAGTGGTGTGATAGAGAAGACAATACAGCATGGACACCCGCAGCCACAAACGAGGCAGGTGACTTTGAGTTACAAACACAAGGTCAGATAATGTGTGGTATTCGTATGAGAGGTAGAACGCTTATCATTACTGATCAAGATGCTCATATAGCAACATACTCAGGACCACCTTTTGTTTACGGATTTGAGAGAGTTGGTACAGCGTGTGGTATTGCATCAAGAAAAGCATTAGTAGCAGTAGATGAAGGTGCTTTTTGGATGGGTAACAAAGCATTCTATACATTCGATGGTTCGATAGC